TATTAATGCAAGGTAGTTCAAGTGATTTTAGTGGATATGATTCGGACGGAGTTTTATTAGGTCAACTTGGTTTTAATAAATTTACTGGGGCTAAATATGGTACTTATACTAATTTACCTATTAGATTTATTCAAAATGCAACTGAAGCAGCAAGAATTTCAGATAATCAAAATTTTTTAATAGGAATGTTTCCGCCTCCACCTACTGTATCTATTAAAGAAATTAAATAATTAGTTTTGTTCATTACTCTAGGCAATGCTTTTTCAGCTTCCATTTGTTGTAATTCTTGCTTTGCTTTGTTTTCACCGGTTCCTTTCATGGCTTCGGCTTCTGCCAATGTTGGGCTTTTAATTGGATTAACGCTTAAACCTAGTTTTTGACCACTGGGGCTAATTTGATAGCCAAATTGATTTTGCTCTTGTGGCGTTGCTTGAGTCGTTGGCAATTGAGCCGCTTGCTCTGGCGATAACGCAGGCTGATTTGCAAATTCTTGAGGCACTTGGTTAAAAGCTGGCTGCATAGCCTGACCTTGCCCACCACCTGCGCCATAGCCTGCCGCTACTCCTGCGGGTATGTGAAATTTCTCACCATTTGGGCCGGTTACTTCAATAATGTTTTGTGATTCTCTGGCCGCTGTTAGCTCACCCTGTGCAACTGGATTATATTGTGGGCTTGTGAGTTGCTCACTGTTATAAGTAACAGGCTGTGCTGCTCCACCTTTAGTGGTATCCGCATAATACAATCTGCCATCTTGACCAGTCACTATTTGTAAATGGTTCTTTGTTTCTGTAGATGTAGGATCGTATCTAGCCACTGTGTCTATTGTGGCAGAATCAATTTGAACATTGGGATCATATTGTTTCCCCATAACGCGTGATAATTGAGGGGCAAACCTATGGGCAGTTTGATTTACAATTTGCTCATATTCTGGCGTATTCGGCATTATATTTTGAGATTTTGCCACCGAGTCAGATTGTGCTTTTATGGCTCTTGCCATGCCTGCCGCAAGCATTAATTTTTGCTGCTCTTGTTTATCTTTTGCACCTGCTAACGCAGTTTCTGATGTTTGCCGCTCCATCTCCATTTGCTGTGGCGCATATTGGAGCTTTAAATCATTTAATTGGTTTTGTTGTTGTTGATTTCTGAAATTAGATGCTTCGTTAGCATATTCCATCAAGCCTTTTGGCTGTACAACGGGGGGCATGTATATTTCCATTTTAACCTCAACTAAAATTAATATTTTGGTTTTGGAAACCAAAAGAATTTGGATTCATATAGTTACTATTACTTAAATTAGAACTATTAGAAATACTAGGCGCATTTGTTGGCCCGCCACCACCCCCGACAAAAGCAGGAGATGAAGGTGCAGTAGAAGGCCCTTTACCAAATACTCCAGCGCCATACATGCCGCCAATGCCTTCATTAAGCGCATTACCGATGCCAGTATACATATTAGCCTGATTAACTCCTTGTGCCTGTGCCAAACCGCCTTGGGTATTGCCTAAGTTTGTTGCAACACCCGCTAAAGCGCCAGCGCCTTGCATAGTATAGCCGCCTTGAGCGCCTGCGGCTTCTTGTCCTCGCCCTGCCATTGTTTGCAATCGATTAAACGTATTACTTTTGTTGCTTGTATCACGAGCAAAGGCGTTTTGATAGGCGTTTTGAGCGCGTTCCCATGCGCCTTGGTAGCCGGTAGATGCTTGCCCCTGTGCATAATTATTAACGTCTTTTAATTGACGGCCAGAAAGCAACGAACCACGAGCTGCTGCTGAATTACCAAGCGATTGTAAGCCCTGCTCAAGTTGAAACTTATAACCTGGCGTAGCTTGTAGTTCTTCCAAACTATTCACCATAGGCGTATAACCTGGATCTTTTTTATAATCCTCCATGCCATAATTTTGTGCTAAAGCGCCATACTGTGGATTGGCCTGTGCTTGCGCTTGCTTAGTCGCGGTGTATTCTTTTTGTGCTTCGGCATAGGCGGGCGTTTTACTAAAAACATCTAGCCCATTATTCTTAGGATTGTATTTTCTAAGCAAACTATCCCAGAGAGGATCTTGAGCTTTGCCGACTCTGCCGGTCTTAGGCGCTATTTCATTAGCACCCCCTAAGCCCATTTGTAACGCCAAGTTATTGAGTGCATTACCTCCCACCGTTGAATAAGGCTGCAAATCACTTCGAGCTGTCTTAACGCCTCCTTCAATATCTGCTCTAGCTTGTGCCGCTGCTGCCGCTGCTGCTTCGCCTGCCTTTTTATTGGCTGAACCTTGAGCCGATGAGCCTGCCATTGATGCGCCTGCCGATATTGCTGAACCTGCCACCACTGCTGCTGCTACCATTTTAATCTCCTAACCATTTTGTGTAATAAGTCTCAACGGGTTGAAACTTTAAGTATTTGAATAACGGACTAGCATCAGCATGCAGTTTAGAACCTACAAACCAACGGTCAACGCCTCTGCGTTGTAATTCTTTTTCGACAAACTTAAATAATTTTATACCTAGCCTGCCCTTTCTCATATCCTTACGAATATAAAATATATCCATCTGGCAAGTAAGGCAAGTTGAATAATGCAATCCTGGTGCAATAAATCCAATAAAATAACCTATTATCTCACCTGCTTCTCTGGCTGTAACGAATAATAACTGGCCTTCTGCTTCACGCCCAAAATAGATATTATACTGGGGAGACAAAGGCACTTTATCCTGATTTAAAGCCAGTTCTTCATAATGATGATGTAATAACGGCTCAAATTCTGGCAGGCATTTCTCAAAAGATTCTATTGCAAAAGTAATCATCGCCCTGTCCTTATATCAATCACTAAGTGGATTCTATCATCAGCACTGTTATTAATAACTTCGTGATTCAGTTTATTATTAAACCACCAGCACTCACCTGTACCCATATAAATCTGTTCATCTCCTGCAATAAATATAACGCCTGGCGATGACTGCAAAACAATATGAAATCGAGAGTAATAATCAGCATGTGATGGCGTATCTTCATGGGGATAAATGCGCCCCCCTGGTTTTATTTTATTAATGATACAACGGCCAAGACGTTCCCCTTGCACATTAGCCATTAAGCCCATAATAAGCGGCCTAGCTTCATGCAAAAGCTTATATTCTGGTCTATCTATGTTTTCGTGCTGATCGAAGCCTACAGCATGATTTTTTAATTGCTCTTCTGTTTCAAAAACCGAGATAGGTGGAAACCTCAACATGATAGATTCACAATCACCAAAAGGGCCTTGTGGGTAATCTCTCAGATAAGTATCTTCTTTCCATAGCTCAGGCTGTCGCTTGATGGATAGCAATAATGGCAAGACATTAATATTTGATGCTAATAATTGGAAATTATTCATATTACTCTCTGCATAACCACTGAGCCATTGCGATAAAAGCCATATAAAGGCACACCACCAGCGGATGCCGCTGCATCATTAACATAATCGCTTAAGGCTACATTGCTAGATGGTAAAGAACCCAGATAAAGCGTTAGCTGTGAGAAATAATTAACCCATGCCACCGAGCTTATATCGAATGGCTCTCTAATAGGCGCTTGTGGGATCTTCACGATATTAGCTCCGCAGCTTCTATAATAGCGGCAATAAGCACGACTTTAATAGGATCAGTAATTCTAACCTTGAATAGAAAATCGCGTGCATGGCCCAATCTGCGCCATTCGGCACGTTTATAATTCTGTCCTGCTGCGCCCAGCGTCGTCCATTTCTCATTGCCATAAACTTTCCCACCATCTCTGCTTATCTGTAACATCACTGTAGGCGGTGTATTAGCACCTACGCCACCCTCCATATCTATTCTAAGCCGTCTGATAGTCATATTGTTACGACTGGCTGCAAAGACATGGCCGCTAATTAGTTCACGTTCAATCGGCTGTCCGTTGTCCGTAAATACATCCGGATCTAAAATATAGAGCTGGCCATCATTATAATCCGAAACAATGAACTTGGTATCAAAAGAACAGCCTATATCAGCGGTATGGCGATTGATTCCCCAAGACTTGAGCTGTGACCAGGCATTGGATGAAAAGTCGTATAGCCAAGTTTTTTGCTCTTCAATAAACGTAATTTGATAAAAAGGACGACCATTTAAATAATAGCCAAATCCCACGCAATTGGTAGGTGTATTATAATTATTAATAATATAGTCGATGTCGGTATTGCTTATCGGGCTAACTTGATAACCTTGCAGTTGGCAGATAGACAAAGCCCCCTGTTTATTCCTGAATAAGCCAGTGCTGAATCCATTAGCATAAGACAATGACCAACGAGATGCCAAGCCAGAATTAGTGGGCGCGCCTTGTACTCTACTGAATGGAAAAAGAGCTTCACCTGTGTTCGCCCATAGCTCCACACTACTTGTGCCAAATAACGCCAGATAGCCTTTGTCGGCTATCACTGCGACTAAGTTGTCAGGGTTAGACTCAGCGGTTGCATAGTTCAAGCCATCCCAGTTTAAGCCGTCATAGACTGTGGAGATGTAGAACTGGCCGCTATTTATCCGATTAGTTATAAAGTAACCATCAAGAAAAGTTACTGTATCTGCGGCATAGGGTATTTGTGTTGTGCCTGGCGCTGTAGTTGTCAGCATGTTTGTAATAGCATGTGAAACCGCATCATAAATATAAACCGCTGTTCCTGTGGCTATACAGAGTTGATGGCCAACACTGCCATTATTCGCCATACTAACATAACCTTCAATATCGGTGGGCGACAAAGTATACATGACCGATGTGCCATCGCTCTGCACGATGATTAAGTTACCACGCTGAACAACGCACAGAATATTAAACGCCTCAAACCAGTGCATCCCGCGCGTGGGCGATGCGCCAAGGTTAGTAAACAAGTTCAGCCCTGGCGTGTTATACGCCACCACTTGAGTTTTATCTAAATCCGCTTGGATATCATAGTACAGATTAAGCCGATGAGCGGCTGTGATATTAGGCGATTTAGATTGTTGCCCTAAGCCAAACAGTTTTATTTCTGGCATTAGCGATACCTGTTAATCAATTGTGATAAAGGAATATCGCTTAACTTATCACCAGCTAATGGATAAGTATCACGCCTTTGTTGCATGTTCATATTCATGCGGTCTTGTGTCGCTCTTGCTTGTGCTTCGCCTGTTAAGCGCTTATAAGCTTGTATTGGAGTTACATTAGATGCTTGTTCTAAAAAATCATCTTCTTGTGACGTTAATTTTTTCCATTTATTATATTTTGATAATTGTTCTTCAGGAATATGAAACCCTGATGTAATTTTATTTTGAATAGAATATGGATCAATATCTAATTTATTTTTTTCTGCGCGAATTTTATTAATTTCATCTATGTAAGGTGTAGGTGCATTTTCAACACTACCTCCTCTTGCCCATCCTTCTTTTTCTTGAATGGCGTGCTGCAATTCGTGCAATGAAACCGATTTACCTTGATTCATAGCCTCATGACCAAATGTAATAACTTTATCTTTTGGATCAAAAGATGCGCCTCTGTATTGCTCGCTTGGGAAATGCAAGGCCGACAGACTTTCTAAATCTGGGTATTCTTTTTGCAAATTATTATGATTCAATGCGTCATATATTGGCATTTCTTGTGCGCCATAAGCATCTAAAGGCGCATTATTTAAATTAAACTTAGCACCTCTATCATCAATCTCGCTAAACAGCGATTTATCAGGCATACGCCCTATTAGATGCTCTTTCCAGACTTGGGCAGGATCAACGCCAGCGTTTAACATTTTCTCAGCTTCAGCGGCTTTAGATGCGTTCCAACCTGCCGACTTTGGGCCGGTAAACATCAACCCCATAGGCGCATTTAATGCGGCACTTAAACCCCATTCGCCCATCTTCTGTGGAGACTGAAAATCGGCTTCGGTGGGTATGAGCTTACTGACATTTGACTTTAAAGCACTACCAAACTTTTTTGCGTTTGGATAAGCATCTTTAAGCTGTCCATAGTCTTGGGTTTGCTGTCTAAACCAGTCGGCTAGTGTTGGCATTTATTTACACCCTATTCTATAAGTCATTGATTTTATTGACTATTGCCCACGGTAGATGTTGAAACGTTGCTTACCTGGCGCAAACAAAGCCGGATCAACTTGAGTCGTAATATTGCGCTTATTAACGCGCTTAATGCCGGCTCTGGCGTTCATGGCTAATTGCTGAACATCCTGTCCTGCGGTCGTTTGGTATTCGCTAGCTATCTCACAAGCAAGCTGGTATTTCATCGCCCTCGCATAGCCTGGAGGTAACAAAACTTCATTGGTCAAACCATCGAACTGGGTGAATGGTTTACGGCTATACAGGGTTAGAATTGACGGTATGGTGCTTATAGGATACAGATAGATGGTCGACAGCGGAAAGGTTTCATCAACATAAAAATATTCGGTGTAGCTTGTAGATAAGCTCTTAAGACGAATAGCCGCCCAGTCATCAAACGCCATTTGTTGAACATTAAAATCTGCACCATTGACGTTAATAGTGGCTTGCTCAATGCTGATAGGCCGTGACGTATTAAAGTTACCGCCAAGCCCTATTGTGTAAGTCACCTGCCCAGGTACTAAAGTAAATTCCTCTTTGGTAACATGGTGCAACATTAGCGAGTCATTCGACCATGAATCGATCATCATGTTGAGACATTCTAGCGCATCATTAGCTTCTGATGCGGTTAATGTGATGTCATCATTCAGCACTTGGAGTAATCTCAAAGAGCTTTTGATAATATCAAGCGCTGTAGTGGCCTTGGTAAAATTAACAACGGTTGTCATTGATTGTTGCCTTTTATGTTTGATTTAAAATGCCAGATACATGTATCCACATTGTGCTTGATGCTGCAAGCCTGTTCTCAATATATAAGCCGCCATTAACTGCGCTAAATGTCGTATTTCCAGATGTTCCAGTTGTCCCTGTCAACACTGTAGTCGTTGTAAATGTAATATTTGTTAGTGTTTGCATAGCTAATGTAGCGCAACGTGGCGAAACATTAGCACGAATATAAAAAATACCATTTGGAAACCCCGCTCCATCAGATGATGCCCCAACAGAAACTATCAAACATTGATCGGAAATAATAGGTATAAAAGTTGCAGTATTAACCCCTAATACTAAACGCCTAGCTCGAACAGCGGGCATATTTCTATACAATAAAGATGGTTGATAATTATCAAAATCTTGCATGGAAGTGTTTTCTATCAAATTTGTTGAAGATACAAATGTTCCTTTATATGTATTCCTTGCAAAAATTGGAGAAATAGAAGCTGTTGTACGAATACCATATTGTAAAGAGCCATTTCCAGCATTAATTAAATTATCAGTTATATTTACATAATTAACATTTGTCCCTAAAACATAGATACCGACTCGATTAGCAGAGGCTTGGCCAATATTAATTAAAGTATTATCATGAATAGTTATATTATTAGAAACAAAAGTATCTAAACTTCCACCACCAATCCTAATACCTTCCTGTGCAATATCTACTAAAGTATTATTAGATATTTCTAAATTGTTTATCGCACATGGGACAACACAACCGCTAAATGTACCAACACCTCTTACATAATTATTAGATATTTTTACATTTTCAATATTTGTAGCATTAACTTGAATCCCTGTTATAGAGCATCTAGTGATTGAATTGTTATCTACAACAGACCAGCCTGTTCTTAAATTAATGCCTGACGCGCAGTCAACAATTGTGTTATTTCTAAAAAATATATCTTGTCCGCATTCATGAGTATCTAAAGCGGTGTTAGTGCAGTCATATGCAATATTATCTATAATCGAGACATTATGCGATACACCTGTTCCCCCTAGCGTTGTAAAACCATGTCGTAATGCAATTAATGTATTGTTTGAAACCGTAAAATTATGTGTGGCATAACTAGATGATATCCCATACCCTGGCAACCCTGCTCCAACATTATCAACACCATTAGAGATTGTACAATTTGATACTTTGCAATCCATAACAGTACGCATGTCTACACCTGTCCCTCCAATATCAGTAATGCTGCAATTATTTACTTTGCAATTTCTAGTATATTGAAATCTAATAGCGGGCGTGTTATTAGTCCTAGACATAACAAAATTACCACCGGAAATGCTAATATTTGTTAGTGGGGTTATTTTACTAATCGATGTTACGTTTACAACAGAATATATTCTGTCTGCTTGCATCGATCCGTATATTGGATATTTTACGGTTAATGTTGATGATCCATCTATTGATGCAATTAAACAAGATTCCCCAGATTTGTAATTAGCCGCATCTGATTGAGTTGAAAAATTTGCAGTATCGTTTAAAAATATCCAATCGCCCGCGGTTAATCCTGTAACGCTCATAACTGTTAAATT